TTCTTGGAACGGCAGACGGGATACAATGGTAAAGTGTACGGATTCACCTATCGGAAGAGTTCCGTACAGGCCGTATCCGGACAATGCGTCTTTCTCTGTCTCGCCGGCTACATAACGAGTTTCGTAATGCTGCTCAAAGGTAGCATCCACACTGTTCAGGGTGAAGTAAATGTCATCGTCATAGACGGTCTCCACGCCATCCTGCCCAGTCTCCACATATTTGTATGCCGGAGATACGGTATGAACGTACAGCATATATACGCCAGCGGCAAGGCGGCCTAAATACAGCTTGTTGTCGGAGTTGAGCGTGGGTTTCGATACCACATCGCCGTCGTAGTTGTAAAGCTCGAAGTAGTACTTATCCTTCCATGCCACGTTGTAGTCTTGGAATATCAGCATATTGGCGTCCTGCTCGTCTCCACTAACCAGCCCTCTGAAATGAGCGCTTATTTTGTTGATGGTATAGTCGCAGTCCTCGCTGATGATAAGGCCGATGCGCAACAGCATTTCACTGCCTGCGTGGCTGAACCAAACCTCTTCTCCGAGAGTGAGCTTGGTGTCATCCTTAAAGTAACCTCCTACCCACAGACGGCTTTCGTCAATGCTGGCATTGCCGACAAGCACTTCCTTGGCTGTCACGTCGACACCTTCCGTCAGTGAGTTGACGAGCGTCTTGGCGTTCAGGATGGATACCTTGTCGTTGGAAAGTTCGATATTTCCGTATTCCGAATCGTTTGGATAGTAATACGGTATATTGTCAGACGAGCCTTTGAAGGTTATTCTGTTGATTACCTTCGCGTCCGCGTTTGTCTTCGTTACACCGAGCAGCGCGTCGCCGCCCTTATATCTGAACACATGGCTGACAACCGCCGACTTCGAGCCGAAGATAACCTTTTTCCCGTAGAAGCGGAACAGCACCTCGCTCTCCGAGTAAGCCTCCTGAATAGCCTGCCAAATGGTATAGTCCTCGAACGACATCTCGAATGATTCGTCGTAGTCGAAGTCCGTATCATTATCCAACATGGCACAGAAACCATCGCCGGCCGGAGTGTTATCCGTGGTCAGGTCAGTCTTCTTGTTCAGGATGGAATCGCCGATACCGGCGTAGAGAAACGACGTATTCAGTCGGTCCACAAACTCCCTGATGTTACCGTAGAAGCTGAACGTGGTGGAGTTGGTGCAAGGCTTGTTGACGGTCAGCGACCAGTCCTTGACCACATCGTAGAAATACACGTCATTGAAAATCTCGATGGGAGAGCGGAAGGCGACTTCGTACTTGAAACGCCCGTCGTCGGTCGATATGCCGGATGTAGGGGCCTCGCGAAGGAAGAATTGAGAACCGAACAGTGTCACATATAAGGTCATGTCAGTCTTCCACTCGTCAAGAATGTCGTTGACCGAGTAGACGTTAGCCGTGATGTACGGGAACCCCATACGTGACGCGGAGTAAGTGTATTCCTCAATGCGCAAGCCGAGGAAGGACGGGTCTTTCTCGGTCCCGTCCACGTACTGCCTGATGTTCAAAATTTCTCTTTCCATGTTACAAAGTTACTATTTTATTCTGTAACGACAACATTTTCCTCGACTTTTTTTGCATTTTCCAATGCAAGTTCTTTCGCTTCCTCTTCTTTTTCCTTCTTAATACGCATCAACTCGTCCGGGTTGGAGAGCGTATTCTTCTCGACCGCGGTCTGAAGGGAGATGATTCCTGCCCCGTAAGCGGTGGATACCATTTGGTTGTGTCCTTCCTCCGACTTGGGCTTCCAAATGGAAAGTTCGCTGGTGATTCTGAGCATGGCGAAATCCGTGATGGCGTGCTCGAATCCCGCCTCATGGTTGCTGACGAACTCGATGGCAAGGCCTTCCTTGAACAGACGCATCATCTTGTTGCTGGCGTTCTGCCATTCGGTGACGCCGTGCTCAGCGGTGGCCATATCCAGTTCGGTGGTCAGCTCCACGGCAAGGCCGCTGACGTCGCCGCTAAGGTTGATGTCCTTCGGAAGGATAAACGTGGTTCCTGTAGCCTTCTGAATGGCGTGCTCGATGGAATCCAACACGTCAATCATGTGCTGCGGGTCGTCCGGATTCAGGAACTTGGCATCCGCGTTCGGGTCCATAGAGGTGTCGTTCAACACCACATTACCGGCGATACGCTTCGCCTTTTCAGAGAACTTTCCCTTTACGTACAGAACGCCCCAGCCGTGTTTCTTTTGGTTGACGAGGAAGGTGTTGTACATGACCTCGTAGGCCTCGATACCCAACTGGCCTTCGTTCCAAGCCACGTCTCCACGGTGTGTGATAAGCGGGTTTTCCGAGAACCCGTGAGGCGTTCTCTCCGTTACCGACCAAGTGCTGTGTAAACCTCCGCCGGGGATGACGGACACCGTATTCTGCAAGCGGGTGAAATACTCGTCGTCGTAGCAGTCGATGTATTCGATGCCGTCGGACTCGTAGTACAGGCACTCGAGAATATGCTTCCCGTTTTGGTTCTTGTGGGTAATGATGGTGTATCCGTCATCGAAGCAGATGTTACGCGCGTTCACACGCTTGTTCTCATCCATATAGAACAGCAGCGCGGCGTCGCCCCATGTTTTTTGGTTGCGGACGAACTCCGACTTTTTTCCGTCCATGTTGCGCGATTTCCATTCCTCCTTGATACGGACGAACTGCTTCTTCTGCGTTTCCGTAGGGTCGGTATTCAGGAGCGAGTGCAGCATGGGGTTTACCGTCAGGTGGCGTGCCTGCTTTTCCATGATGATTTTTTGGAACGGAATGGCCACACGGTACTGTTCCATCTCGATGACACCGTGTTTCTTGTTCTTGATGGTCACGCACGGAATGTTCTCGTCGGTCAGGCACTTGTGGGAGTTCACGTCAAATTCCTCGCCGAACTGTTCCTGAGCGATGGCGATACGTTTCATCTTTGGCAAACGGGCCACTACATTGCCGGCCACATCGACCTCCAACTTCGTGCGGTTATACACGGCTCTCGTTCCTCTTGTGAACGGTTTTTTCAATAGCAGCAGCTCCGGCTGTGCTATCAGACTGTCTATCTGTTCTCTTTCGGTTATCATATATCTTGTCTTTTAGGTTTCTCAATCAGGTTGAACTTCTTCATGGCGTACTCCTTGTTCATTTGGAAGCACTCACGTTGTGTGTACTTGCAAATCATGTCATACGACGGCGGAAGGATGAGCACGTTGCGTTTGCTGTCCTCGGAGGCACCGAACTTGTCATTCAGCTTCACGCGCAGGTCAGCGATAATCTTCAGCCCTTTGTCAAGGTCGATGGAGCCTTCCTCGAGAGCTTTCTCGGTACGTTCGATAAGTTCCACCATAGCCGCCTTGTTTTCCTCGAAGGTGATGTCCTTGTCGCCCTCCGTGGTGTTTGACTGCGCACCGAGAGCCGCAAGGATGTCCTCGTCAGACGGGCCTGTCGGAACAGGCTCCGCGTTATAGCCAATCTCGTCAGCGGCGACGGATTCGAGGAACACGGCCAGCTCGGAAGCATCGTAATCCTCCACGTCCGACTCATCCTCCGGGGAACCGAAACAGACGGAATACGCCACGAACTCCGTACCCAGTGTATGTTTGAGTATGGCATACGCCACGTCGCGGATGCGGGTCTCGTAGCCCTTCTCCTTGGCGGCGTCCATCATTATCTTCAATAAGTCCTTTCCATTCTTCTTCATATATTCCAGTATTTAGAACCACGAACTGTCGTCATAAATGTCGAAGTCCGCTTCGTTGTCGTCATCCTCTTCCTGAGCCTTCGTGCCGAACCACAGTTCCTCGCCGTAGTCGGCCATCAGGCATGGATAGAAAAGCATCGCGCACGGGTCAAGAAGGTCCATTGAGCGCGACTTGCCCAGTTTGGCGTTCATCTCCTTCTTTGAGAACAGACGCTTCTTCCCGTTCGGCGCCTCATAGAACTGAACCACATTACATTCCTCCACAAACTCGTCCAGTACGGTGATGTCCGTTTTCAACTTGACGTGCTCGTAGGTCAGTTTGGCCACATCAGCGCTCATGGAGATACGCCCTTCGTTCACGGCCCTTACAAGACGCATGTAAAGCTCGTCCTTCAGGAGCTGGAAGTCACGGCGGTACTTTCCCCGTGGAGCGTATGTGGATATGACCGCCCCGGCGTCAGGCATATAGTCAAGCATGTACGGCGCTCTGTTACCGTCGTAGAGGATATGGCTGTCGGGCACGTTGTGCTTGACAGCGAATCTCTTGATGTACTCGGCGTTTTCCTTCGGCGTCGTTTTCGAGCGGATGAATATGTCGTCGATGTGCAGTCCGTTGGTATGCAGCATCAGCAAGTTGTCGGTGCCGATGTCGGCAAGGTCGGCCACTATCCATCCCACCCCATTCTGCTGCGGGTCGTTGTCGGCCACCTTTCTTGCGTTGGCGGACTTGATGGGTGTGTCGAGATCTTCGTCGAGGTCGACGTTCCAACACGACATCAGGTTGGCAAGCCTTTGCTTCTCACCCATTGCGGCGGCGGAACCGAGGTATGTCGGGTCATTCTCAATCAACGCCTTGTTCTCGGCCAGTTTGCCGGTGTAGAACGTGGTGGACTTGATGAGGTCCTTGTATGAGAACGTGTTTCCCTGACTTTTCAGTGTCTCGTCAATCTGTATGCGGCACTGTGCGTACACCTCTTCCTTGGTGTCGCCGAACACCACATCGTCAATATCCTTGCCGTTCACGTAGAAGTACCTGACCACTCCTACCCTGTCGGGAATAGGATAGCCCTGTGCGTCCACATACCAGTCCACCCATTTACGGAGCCAGTGGTTGCGCTTCGGGTTGCAGGTCATGCGCATCTTGCCGGTCCACTTCGCCTGCGAGCGGTTACGTGACATCAGCAAGCGGATGGTTGACCACTCGAAACCGGTGGCCTCGTCGATGTAAATGCACGAGTACTGCCAGCCCTTGATACGCTCGAGAAGCTTCTCTTCGTTCTGCTCGCTCATGTGGGTGAAGTCCACGAACGCTCCGGATGGGAACGTCATGCGCGGACTCTCCGAAATCTTGAATGTGCAGATACCGGCGTAAAGCTTTTGGGCCTCGTCGGTACCACCGCCGGCGGCTTTCAGGTCGCCGATGTTACGGCGGAGGAAGGCCATACGGAAGTTCGGGTCCTCACAGTGCGCTCCGGCCAGCATAAGGGCGGCGAACGTGTTGTGCGTGGTGATATAATCATCCGTGACGTACAGGTGGTCGTCGCTGTCGAGCATGATGCACTGCGACTCTTCCTGACGCACGAGTTTGACGGATTCAATCTTGATATGCCCGTTATCTCTCG